AATCCCGCGAGCCTCACCCTGCCTCGACAGCATGTGTCCACGGGTTTCGTTCTCCGCATCCACATACGCCCGGGCGTTCTCCTGCTTGTACCGGTAGCGGATCTTGTCATCCAGCGACCGGCCAGGGGTGCCCTCCGCATCGAGCCGCGCGGCCAGCTCGAGCCGCATCTGCTTCTCAACACTGACCCCGGTGACGGCGGCGGTTGCCTCGCGGGGATCCTCGCCGGCATTGATCCGACGCTGAACCTCACTCCACTGCGATTCCTTCACCGCCGCGCGCTTGTTCCGTGCAGCCTCCGCACGCAACGCCTTCTGCTCAGCAGCCTTGATCGGCGCATCATCGCGGCGATCGAGTTCCGCCATGAGCCGGTCTGTGCTCGGATGATCCGACTCCAGTGCGCGGTTCAATGCGTCCTCGAGGTCGGCGTCCGACGCTCGCCGCAACTCGCGGGAATTGCGATCCAACACATCAGCCGGGACCTGCCGCGCAGCACGTTCCTTCTTGGGCTTCGGCAACTCCTGCTGACCCGCGACCTCGGGCCGTGGCGCTGGTTTCGGCTTCATCCCCGGCGAGTCGTTGAACTCGCCATGAGCACGCATGTGCACGAGGATGTTCTGCTTCGTGTGAGGCTCGCCGAGCCGGTCCAACCGGGCCGCAGCAGAATCGTAAGCGTCGACGAACCGCTGCTCCTGAGCGTTCGGAGACCAGTCGCCGAACACCTCCTCGACGGTGCAACCGCAACGCCTATGCCAGTGCCGGCCACTCCCAGCGGACCTCGCCGACTTGTAAGCGTTCCCCCGCGACACCAGCATCGCGCAGAACGCGCACGGGTTACCGTCCGACACCCGACGCCAACCATTCGACCCAGGATTAGCCAACGCCGACTGATCCATCACCCGACGACCGCCGCCGAGCGCGATCCGCTGCGCAGCCGCCGCCAACTGACTGAACGCCGCCGACTTCGCAGCCTCCGGCGCGACACCAGCAGCAGTCAACGCCTGGATCTTCGCCGGCCCGTTGTACCCGAGCGACGACTCCGCCCAATCCGGGTCGAACTCGTCGACCGCGACGATCGGACCGCCACCGACACCCTCAGCGAGCCGGAACTTCCGCATGTACTCCGCAGCGGCCAACGCCGACTTCTCGTCGTACACCTTCATCAACTGGAGCTGCTGACGCATCCAAGTGTCACGAGCCCGGTCCAGGTCCACCGGATCCAACGTCGACCACAACAACCGAGTCGCAGCCATCGCCTGAGTCGACAACCGAACCTGCAACACCCGGTGCAACTCCGTCAGCCGAGCACCCTCAACGGTGTCAGCCACGACTACACAGCCGTAGCGGCAGGATTCACCTGGGCTTGCCGATCCAACGCGCTAGCAAGCAACTCAGCATCCGACAACGGGGCCGCGTCACGATCCAACTCGATCCGCTTCACCGTTTCCTGGTCATACCCGAACGCCTCAAGCGCAACCGTCGACGTCGCAGGCAACGCACCCGACGCGATCTGCTTCGACACCGCATCCGCGATCGCACCCGGCAGCTGAGTCGCCGGATCCGCCCACTGAGTGTGAATCTGCGGCAAATCCTTCACCGGAACACCCTCGGCGAGCAGCACAAGCCGCGACAACCGACCCAACGGACCAGAATCAGCCCGGTTCCGGGCCTTCGCCTTCAACACCAGGCCGTTCTCATACATCCGGGCACCATCACCCGACGCCGGGTTATCAGTGACGAAACCCCACAACGACGGAGGCATCCGAGTCTCAGCCGTCATCATCTGCGACAGCATCTTCATCAGCTCCACCATCGGAGCGGGCGACGACGCCGGCAACTGATTCAGCGACGGCGACAACGGCTCGAACCCGTCATCATTCTTCGCCGCAGACAAGGCCACGAACTTGCCCCAATACGTTTCCCACGCCGGGATCGCGTTGCCCTGCTCGTCGGTGAACGCATCCGGGTCGACGTTCAGCGCATACCGCATCGGCGCCGCGAAAAACTCCCGCGCAACCTCCATGCTGACCAGGGTCCGCACAGCAGCGTTCGTGTACGAGATGACAGCCGGGGTGATCTCCGACGAACCCCACGGACGGTCATGCCGGGGACGGTTCACGAACCGCTCAACCGGCACCACACCAACCGGATTCGGGTACTCAGCCAGGATGCGGAACTTCCCGCCGTCAACCTCCACGACATAGCTGACGTCCCGCTTGTAGAACGTCGCCTGCTGCTTGTCGTCGACACCCAGCTTCGGATCCTTCGACGCAGCCTCCGTGATCCGCCGCGTCGCCCGGTCATAATTGCAGGTCATCCGAGTAGCCGGCGTCGGAAGGACAATCGTGCGCCCCTCATTGCGGGCCACCACAGCGAACGTGATCCCATGAATCGCCTGATCGTCACGGGCCATCCCGAACTCGACGTCCAGATCATTCTCAGACCACACGGACTGCAACTGATCGGTCATCTCAGCGTTGCCGACACACTCGACATAATCCACCGAACGCCGCTCATTCAAAGCGTCCACAACCGTCGCCGGCCAACCCACAACCGTCTGCAAGTTGTCGAACTGCGGGTTCACCGCAACACCCAACGACTTCACCAACGTCTTACCGTCATACAGCGACGCCCGCTCGAGATTGCGGTACCGCTTGTAGTCGATCCGCGCCAGCAACGACCGCAGCGTGGCCGCGTCGGCGTCGCTCAGGTAGTTCGACACGAGGACCGGCCCCAGAGCGAGCGTCATCTGTAGACCACCGCCCTCGCCTTAGTTACTTCACCTCGCGTCGGCCGTTTAGCCTTCGACGACTGCGCACCCCACAGGGCAAACGTGCACGCCTCGATCGGAGTGATGTCACTCGACGAGTTCTGCTGCGACCACGCCGAACCACCAGCCAACGGACGCTTCCGAGCCACCGCCAACGCCGCATTCACCTGCGGCTGATCCGTATGCGCAACCAAACCCTCAGTCACACAGTCATAGAACGTGCCGAACGCCTGCGCCACATCCTGAGCGGTCGCCGTCGTCACCTTGATCTTCCGACGCAACAACTCATCCACAATCGACGCAGCCGGCGACGAACCATTCACCACAACCGCGCGGATCGGGTTACGCGCGCACCGCTCAACCACATAACCAGCAACCCACGCCACGCCGTTCTTCTGCTCATCCAACTCGATGTGCCAACGACCGTCCTCACGCTGCCCAGCGAACGCCACAGACGCCACCGAACGGTCAGGAGAGACACCCACAGCCAGCGCATACGCCGACGACGGCTTCGACTTCTCGTCGACACACGCGCTCCACTCGGCAGCGTCGATCACACGATGGGACGAGACGTCATCCCACATGCCCAAACGCTCACGGGCGAACTGCTCGTCATCCATCGACGCGCGCTCAAGCATCACCGCGTCATGCGAGATGCGGGAACCGAACGACGGGTTAGCCTTCGCCCACGTCTCAGGCTCGTTGATCTCGTCGTCAACGTCCGCCGACCACTCAAGGTAGGCGATCCGTGACTGCCGGCCCTCAAGCCCAACCGAACGGACCTGGCCGAACACCTCGCCGTCATCCAGCGGCGTTGGCGGCGTCCCGAACAGCCAAACCTGTGGGTTCGGTCGCGCCGACATCGTCGGCAGGATCGCCGCCCACGCGGCGCGGCTTAAAATCTGCGCCTCATCCAACAACAGGCAGTCACAGGAGAAGCCGCGACCGCCTCCCGTAGAACGGGCCTTGAACCGGATAACCTGGCCCGAGCGGAACCGGATGTACTCCCGATTCAACGCCCGACCATACGATTCGACCCGGTCGTTCAGCACCGGGTTGTCCTCAAGGATGTCAACCAGCCGCGTAAACACCTCGCGGGCCGTATCCTGCTGATGCGCCGAACAAATGATCAGTTGCTCGTCGAACAACAGGATCCCGGCGAGCGCACGAGCGACGATCAACTGCGACTTGCCGTTCTGACGTGGCGTACTCACCCCAACCTGCGGAGTAGACCACCGACCGTCGCCGCGCTCACCCATCGCAGCCTGAAGCACGACCTCTTGCCACTCGTCCAGGACCACACCGAAGCTCGCAGACAGGTCAGCGACGTCCTCCCACGAGTTCCGGCTAGTCCGAGCCGGTGCGTGACGAACCCTAGGCGGTGCCTGCCCTGCGAGCAGCCCGACGGGCGGTGATTTCGTCAACCGCGTCGCCCACTTCCACCTTCGGAGACAGCGCCTCGATCTGAACCAGTACGTCGGAGAGGCGAGCCGACAGCGGGGGAAGGTCTCGCAGGGATTCGCACCCGTCGATCGCGGCCGCCAACTTCGTGCGCAACGCCACCAAGGCCTTCAAGCGGTCACCCGTGGCGGCTGCTTCCTCAACAGTCACCGGGGGGCCTCCTGTGGATTCCAGGGCCGTGTGTGAAAGTGGCCAATGCCGCGAGCC